CTCGGATCTACCTGCGCGGTTTACTGCGGAACTCCCACACGATCTTCACCGTGGATGCCAATCAGGTGAACCCGGAGGAGTACGTCAACGACCCCCAACTCCACGCGTGGGCGGCACAGGATGTCAGACCCCCGCAGCCATACGATCCCCAGCGTGTACGCGAGGGAACTTCGCGGTAGAGTTCCGCTCGTCAAGTCTTCCTCCCAAGGGACCCTGACACCGAGAGAGCCCCCGGCGACCGTGATGCGTCGGGGGTTCTTTCTGCGCGTTGACCCTGACATGGGAGCGCGCGAGGTCCTAACGTGATCTCCAAGAGGCGTCCACTGCGGGGCTCCTCCGTATTGCGGTTAGGGGCGGTGCGAAATGCCCGAGGGACTGAAGGCTGTCGAGTCAGCCTTGGATCGCGTTGCCTCGCGCATGACACCCGTTGTCCAGAACCGCGCTCTTGAGGCCGGATGGCCCGAGGACGTAGTCGCCAGCCTCTCCATGGTTCGCACTGCGAATGGCGTCGGCGTCCATGTCGCGTCGGAGTTCCGTCAGGCCGCGACTGATCTGGAATACGGGTCGGACGGGAACGCTCCCCAGTCCGCGCTGTCCACGCTGTACTCCCCGAAGACCAAGAAGATGATGGGCACTGTGGCGCGGGACTCCATGGACGAACTCGTTGACCGGATGAAGGGGATGTTCTCGTGACCCGCACTCCTGTCCCTGATTACCCCTCCGAGGGCTTCCTCCTCGATGAGGACCGCGCTCTGCGCGACCTCATGAAGGGGGTCGTGGTCTCCGACAACGAGAACTCTGAGCGCAACGTCGAGGCGTGGTTCGGACATCCGGATCAGGAACTCCGGGAGCAGAAGTACCCGTACATCACCGTGGACCTGCTGGAGATCCACGAGGGCATTGACCGGGTGCATCGCGGCGACCTCTGGCTTCCAGATGCTCCTGCGCCTCACGGAGTCCCGGACTGGTGGGGGTACCCGGATCTACAGCCGAACCACCAGTGGCTCATGGAGATGCCCACCCCCGTGGACCTGATCTATCAGGTCGGTACGTGGGCCCGGAACCCCCGCCATGACCGGCAGATCCTGCGCGCCCTCATCACTCGTGGGCGCACCACCCTCCGGGGCGGCGTGATCGCCACAGCAGACGGCTACACACGTCGTCTGGACTATCTGGGTCACATCAAGCGTGACCGTGAAGAGGGCGGCAAGCGCCTCTTCAACAACGTCTTCCGCCTGCGGATGTCGGCAGAGGTCCCCTACGGGGTCCTCGACCAGTTCCGGACGGTGGAGGCAGTGCATATCAATGTCCGAACTCGTGCAGACGAGTGGCGCGGGGACGAGGTCCTCGACTCGGTGATTGTGACGGAGCAATGATCGGCCTGTACGCATACTCGAATGGAGAAGTCTGATGGCAAACACCCGTCCCGGCGTCTACGTCAGTGAGGCCCCCCTCGCCCGCGTGGTCGCCAATCCCAACTCGTCCGAGACGCTCGGCGGCTTCTTGGGGACCGCCCTTCGTGGGCCCACCACCCCGGCACTCGTCACGTCGTGGTCCGACTTCGTCTCGAAGTTCGGCTCGTTCAGCGGGGACACCACCCTGCCGTACGCGCTCTACCAGTACTTCAACAACGGTGGCGGAGACGCCTACGTCGCTCGCGTTCTGGCCTCCGACGCCGCCGCAGCCACGAAGGAGTGGAACTCCCGGCTGACCTTCGAGGCAATCACGGAGGGCGTGTGGGGCAACGCGGTGTCCGTCGAGATCGCACTGAACACCGATCCTTCCACCTTCACTCTCTCCATCAAGGAGGAGCAGCGAGGTGTGACCGTGACCGTGGAGCAGTTCCGTGAACTGTCCATGGACCGCTCCAGTGGTCGTTACGTCCTGAAGATCGTCAACTCGCTGACCATCGGCAGCCAGTACGTCGTTGTGTCGGATGTCGCTGAAGACGACTCGGATCTCACGGCCTCCCCGGCGGTCACGCTGAGCGGTGGGACGGACGGCGTCGAAGCGATCACTGCTGGGGACTACGGAGCCACCCTCGATGAGTTCGACAACATCGACGCGAACTTCGTCTTCAATGCCCCCGGCCTCGCGGACGCGACCTCGTTGGTGACGAAGATCGCCTCTGGTCGTCAGGACTCGATCTTCATCTGCGACACGGATGAGAACCAGACTCCGGACATGACGGGGGCGGCGCTCCCCGCCAGTTCCTACGCTGCGGTGTACTACCCGTGGCTCTGGATCGCGGACCCGGCACCGGACGCAGTTCGCGGTGGGATCAAGAAGGTTCCGCCCGGCGCGTCCGTCGCGGGCATGATCGTTCGTACGGACACCTCGCGGGGGGTCTTCAAGGCTCCGGCTGGCGTCTCTGCCACCCTCGCGGGGGCGGTTGCGTCGGAGACCCGACTGACCAACGCCCAGTTGGACACTCTGGCCGAGATGAACATCAACGTCGTCCGCCCGGTCCCCGGCTCGGGCATTGCGGCGATGGGCGCTCGGACTCGTGCCTTCGGCACCGTGGATCAGTACGTGTCGATCCGCAGGACGATCAACTACGTGAAGAAGCGGGCGGCGGATGTCAGCCGGTTCGCGCTCTTCGAGCCCAACACCCCGCCCCTGTGGGAGCAGTTGCGCGTCGCCAATGGCGCGTTCCTGTCGGAACTGTGGCAGACCGGCGGTCTCGCGGGTCTGGACTTCTCACAGGCGTTCTACGTCAAGTGCGATGGGGAGAACAACACCCAATCCTCCATCGCGGCTGGCGAGGTCCACATCGAGATCGGAATCGCTCCAGCGTTCCCCGCAGAGTTCGTTGTCATCCGCGTCGGACAGTTCGAGTCAGACGCTTCTGTTGTTGTGACCGAGGAGGTCTGATCCAATGCCCGGTACCACGTCCGCGAACGCGGCACTCCCGATCAATGGTCGGGAGAACCTGAACTCGGATCCGACGAGGAACTTTCGGTTCCTTGTTGAGTTCCAGCCCTACGGTGACGCGCACCCCATGAAGAAGGTCAACTTCGGATTCACCTCCGTGGCTGGCCTCTCCATGGCGGTGGAGTCGATCCCCTACCGCGAGGGGGGCATGAACACGACCCTGCACCAGATCCCCGGTCAGGCGTCGTTCTCCCCCATCACCCTGACCCGAGGTGTCCACCTTGGGAACAATCAGGCGTGGCGATGGATGAAGCGTCTGTTCACTGCGGTGGGTCCGACCACCGCCAGTGGCTACGCGGGGTACCAGTTCCGTACCTCCGTGACCGTCCACGTTCTCCAGCACCCGGTGAACATGGGCAACGACACGGGGGTCCCGGCCAACGACACGCTGGCGATGACGCGCAACGACCCCATCGCCGCGTCCTTCCGGGCCTACAACGCTTGGATCTCGTCGCTCGCGTACTCTGACCTGAATGCTGGCGACAACGCCATCATGGTGGAGCAGATGACGCTGGTTCACGAGGGTCTGGACATGTACTGGGAGAAGGACATCGGCACCCGGAAGTCCGTGGGTCAGTCCCAGTTCGTGCTCTAGGCGGCACACGACAAGGGAGCACAGATGACGACAACGAGCATCAACGATCCGTCGATCCAGAAGGTGATCGAGGACGCCAACCGGGGAGCGCAAGCGATTCCGGAGGGTCCCCCGGTCGAGGATCCACCGGATCTGGTGTTCAGGTTCGCCGCTGGCTACATGACGGACGAAGGGGAGTGGACCAAGGAGTTCGAGGTCCGCGAACTGACTGGTCGCGACGAGGAGGCGCTCGCCCGGATTTCTGAGGTCGGGCGCTCCCTCGTGGCGATGATCGAGCGAGGGGTCGTTCGGCTGGGCTCAGACCCGGCCTCTCCTGATCGGCTGGACAGCCTCTACGGGGGTGACTGGGACACCGTTCTTCTGGCAGTCCGCGCAGTCACTTTCGGGGAGGAGATCGAACTGAATCCGGTCTGCAAGGGGTGCGGCTCCACCTACGAGGTGACGGTGAACATCCTGAAGGATCTTCCTGTTCGCACTGCGAATCCAGAAGATCTTGCGTGGACCGTCGAGGGTCGGCGGCATGTCTACGAGATGACTCTGTACTCCGGGGCCACTCAGCGCACCATCTTCGACATGATGTCCGAGAACAAGACCATCGCGGCCATCAACACAGAAGTACTGCACGACAGCATCCAGCAGATCGACGGTATGCCGGTGCTGGGCCGAGATGCCGTTCGGGACCTCCCGATGGCGGACAGGCGAGCACTGCTGGACTCCATTCAGGAGCGACGGGTGGGGCCAGACCTTCAGGGGGTGAAGATCAAGTGCCCCACTTGCAGCCACGAGCAGGGGTACCCGCTCAACGCTGCCGCCCTGTTTCAATGAAACCAAGCACACCTACGGATCACTGACTCTCCTGTATGACGCACTGGCTCGGAAGTACCCCGGTTGGTCCTTGAGTGAGATCAGGGACCTGACGGTCCGGGAACGCAACAACTGGTTCGAGATACTCCGATGGCGTCGAATGCGAGAGGTGAGTCAGGGTGGCTGAAGACCCGACATTCAGTGGGATGAGCAGCACTGGCGATGCCGCTGAAGCCTTCGCCAAGGTCACGTCCCAGATCAAGTCCGACATGGCGGCGATGGAGAGGTCCGCCAAGAAGATCGAGCAGCATCTGGGCAAGGCGTCCAAGTACTCCATCGGGGGCGGGGGCGTAGGCAGCGCCGACAAGGGCTCTGGTGGCACAGGTGACGCTGCCCCTGCCTTCACCGGATCTTCGCTGGGCCAGATCTCTCAGTTGGGTGGGGCGCGGGGAATCGGCACCACCGCCGCTTTCGGTGCTGGGGCCCTCATGGGCGGCCTCCCCGGTGGAATCGCCTTCGCCGGTCTGCCTGATCTGGTCATGCGCCCAGAGCGTGCCCTGAACATGGAGGGTGCCCGGTTCGGGATGGCTCAGGCCACCGGAGACTTCGGCACCTTCCAGAACATGATGAACACGGCTCGCAATCAGTTCAACGTGCAGAACGAGCAAGCGTTCATGAACACCATGGTCTACGGCACCCAGCGCATGGGCATGGTGGGTCTGGCCGGAGGTGAGCAGCGGGCTGCCTCCCAGATCGGGGGCTACAACACCCTCGCCGGGATGGCGGGCATCGACCAGTCCATGGTGCCGGGCGTCATGGGATCCATGAACTCCTCGCAGGCGTTCTACTCCGGCATGGCCTCCGGGGTGGCGACGAGGAACCCTGTGACCGGCGAGTTGATCGGCATTGAGGGGCAGGTCAACCAACTCTGGGGGTCCGCTGGTATTCAGGGCATGGGCCAGCAGAAGGCTCTTGAGCAGATTGACATCAACTACGGCGCTGGCACTGCCGGAGAGCGCCAGTTGTTGGAGATGTACGGCGGTGACAGGAACGCCGTGGAGATGGTCAAGGAGGGTCTGCGCATCCGGGCTCGGCAGGGGGGAGACCCCCTGAAGGAGAACCAAGTCCAGAATCAGGTGGAGGGCAAGGACGGCGGTCTCGGCTCGGAGTACACACAGGGGCTGGAGGGGACGCGAGCACTGGAAAGCGCCCAGATGAACATGGGCGCTGAGTACCTCAACGACGCTACCGCTGGTATCGAGGAAGCCACCAAGCACATCACCAACGCAGTGGACCTCCTTGCGGACCTAGAGGGTCCGCTTCGCGACATGGTGGGGGCTTACACCACGCTGGCTAACCAGATGGATGTCTTCAATACGGAACTCCCCAGAGCCACAAGCGGCCTCACGGACTTCTTCACCGGCCTCCCCGGCTTCCTGACGGGCCTTCTTCTGGGTAGCGGCAAGGGAGGTCTTCTCTCGAAGGGCGCGGGCCTCCTAGGACGGGGTGCGCTGGCAGCCGCCGGGACAGCAGCGGCTCCTGTGGTGGCGCTGGGTGCAGGGATCGCAGGCGTGACGGTCGGAGCAGGATTGGCGGGCAAGTGGGCGGTCAACAGGTTCACCGACTACGACGAGCACACGGGCTCCACGGCGAACAAGGCCATCTCGGAGAAGCCCTACGTCCCCCGCTCCTCTGGG